AACGTGCCTACCCATGTTAAGACTGTCTACAAAAAACTTGTAATACTCTGGGTAATCTTCTAGCAAATGTACTAAACAGTAGTCGTAGTCATTGTATGTACGAGAGATCTCGAGCATACTTAAAGGTGATTCGTGAGAGATTTTAATCATGTGAATAGGTCGAATAAGTCTGTTTGTGCTTGGTTGTTTACTTCCGGTAATTGCCATTTAAGTGCATTATAAACAGCTATAACTGGAGGTTTTATTATTGTATTGAACATCTCCTCATAATCAACTTGAAAATCATCAAATTCTTTAGGAAAACTTACCGGAAAACAAAGTGTGTCAATTCTAAATTTATTAGGGGCTATGTAAACCTTCTTTACTTTACCACCAGAAGTAATACGTTCGTATTTAGTTTCCAACCCACGATGCTTAAGAAGCATATTGTACCAAATAGCGCCTTTAACGTGATTGGGGGTACCTTTAGCTATTTTAAAACCTTCAGAACGCACTTCATGCTTTTCTAAATCACTCAAACCACCTCTAATAGCTACATCGTCAATAGATAGAGTTTTAAAACCATCGTACACATCCTTATATATAGCATTAGCTTTGTTCTGGTCTTGGACTAACAAACTACTCTCAATAACTTTTTTAATCAGTTCTTTAGCTTTCTTTGGAGTGGTAGAGCGTGCAATTTCAACACCAACATACTTAAATTTACTAACATCTGCACCTTCATCGTTTAGTACATGTATAATGTAGCGCTTCTTTTCAAGATATACACCAACATCACAAATCGATTCCCGTTTAAAAAAGTAACGAGGGTCAATTGAGTTTAACTTATCTTTAGCCCATTGCTTAATGTTATCGTTAAGGTATACTCCTAGTTCATCATCAATGAACTTTAAGCCTTCTTTGTTAACCTTGTTATCATTTAATATGTTAAGCTTCATTTGATCTAACAAGGGTTGAATAGTGACGTGGGTACTATCCGTATCGTTGTAAATGGTTAACGACTTACCGGTGTAGCCAAACTTTTCTTTAGCGTATTGATCAATAATGTCACTTGCCTGCTTAACCACAGACTGACCAGTAAGAGTAATACTACCGGCGTGATCACTATCGCATATAGGGCTAAACTTATTAGCAAAAACACCGTATATGGAATTAAGAAGAATCTTAATGACGTGCTGGATGGTGTCTGCTCGTTCCATATTAAACTTACACGTTTTGTATTCATCAGTATCGGGTGTTAGCTTACTTAGCTTTTTCTTAAGTTCAACATACTGATTCTTGTTCATTACACGTTCACTATACAAACCATCAATTAAAGCTGGTACCACACCTTTTTTCTTTTGTGTGTATAGAACGTTTGCTTTAGACAGAGCAAGTTTTTCAACTTGCATAAATTGCATAAACTTTTCGTGAGATATCGGTTGTTCTTTATTGTTACTTAAACGTATAACAACTTCTTTATCGTTTTTACCCACTATTTTACCAAACTTAGTCTCCGGAGATATGTTTAGGGTAATTATAGTATTAGGGTATAGTGAGTTAGCATCATAACTTACGATTGACCTCTGTAGACCTCTTTCAGGATCTCTTACGAAACCACCCTGAATTTCCTCTCGCAAAGGGCCTTCAACGAACGTGGGTATAATCATACCGTGTTTGTGGGCTTGTAAAGCTACACACCCGGTAACAATAGACACTTTACCTAAAGCGGCTTCAAACGAAGTTAACCCTTTATAGGCTAACATACGAATAATTTTAAAAAACTGAAGCTTCTTCTCCATACGTACTAACAGGTCAACGTCTTGAATATTATAATCAACAAAGTTTTTCCAATCGTTTTCAGACAGCGATGCTAAGTTAGTAGCATTAATAGCTAGTTTACCTTCGCCTAGTTCGTGTTGTGCAACAAAATTTAAAGCATAAGACTCTAATAAACCACGTGCAAACCCCCTGTACACTTCCATGTAATCCATTGCAGATATACCATGAATATACCAACGATCTAACTCTTGACCTTTAACAAAGATACCTTTACGACACCAAAGGCTGTTTACCGGCGATAAACGCTTTGAATGGGATTCACCTAACAAGCTGTTGATACGATTAATTAAATAAGGAAAATCGAAAAAATCCGTATTCCAACCAGATAATATATCAGGATAATAATCGTTTTCCCAAAATTCTAAAAACTTTTCTAAAAGATTGTACTCGCTTGTACACTCAGTGTATGTGACGTTACTACGAGTTGGAGTATAAGGTTTACAACCCCAGGTATAGAACTGTTCAGATAAGTTATCATATATAGTTAAAAGATTGATCGGGTGTTTAGCGTCTTTAGCTTCAGGAAATTCATCCGGAGAGTAAACTTCAATATCAAGAAAGCATACCTTTAAGGGGTTAGCTGAAAACTCAGGCTTTTCATACTCTTCCTTAAAGTTTTCAATGAGATACTGCTGTTCTACCTGAATATTATGGTAGAGCCTTTTAATTGCACCGTCCTGTGCAGCTTTATTACGATCAAAATTACTCTTAAATATTTTTTTCTTTAACTTAGTATTAAAGATAGACAAAGCGTCAGCATTATCTGAATTTGTTTCAACATAAAAATACGGATGATAAGGTGTCTTTTTAATTACACGTTTACCATCCGTATCCCAAGTAAAGAGATGACAAACACTATCACGTTGACTATAATATATGTTACGGTACACAGGTCATTATTATGTGACCTTTTATAGATAAATCAAGAGAAATATAAGTTACAATGCTCATTAATATGATCTTCTAACCAATACTTTGTAGCATTCTTACGAGCAATATCTGATTCGGTGAGGTATAGTCTACGATCCCCGGTAATTTTTTTAATAATTTCAATCATTTCATCACCATTGTTAAATTTTAATGGTGCATCTTTATAAGGCTCTAAATTTTGACATGCACAGGGTAAGCCTAAAGCACCTGCTTCAATATGTTTTATATTGGCTTTAGCCAAGTTAAAAGGATTATTTTGCAAAGGAGCAATAACCATATTAACTTTTAATGCATTATATGCATACGGATAGTCCCAAAGCTTTGTCCAGCCAACATAATCAATATCACCGCTTCTTACAAATTCAGCAAGTTCAGCAGGACAGCCCCCCATTAACACCCATTTAAATTGTTTGATAGTTTTTTTGATAAATTCAATAATATCACCGAAATCGTCTTTAACACCAGGGGTACCAGCTATATTAAAATGAGTAGGGCTTCCGATATAACCAATCCGTGGTCGTTTTTTATTGTTTTCATAGTTTTCAATAATCTTGTCTTTACTATAAAACCTATCCATCCAAAACTTAGGCATATAATTTGGTATAGTTATACCCTTAACACCTGTTTTGTTTTCATAATACTTAGACATGAAATCAGTTGGTGTGGTAATACCATCACATAATTGCATAATTTCTATTGCTGTTTTGCCGATATTCGGGTCTGTAAAAGCTTCTCGAGCTTTATTATACAGAGGTATATCATCAGCAAATATTACATCATCAATTTCATAATATAATTTAAACTTGTTAGTCTTATTAGATAGATTCTTTAAAAATCTTACAAACTCTAATTGATAAGGAGTAACCTGTCTTTGTATTCTTACAGACTTAATTTCTTGATAAAAATTTTCCTGTAAAATCATAAAATTGTTATTGTTAATAATACCTAGCTGATTTGCATTAATAATTGATTCAGGCCAGTGCATTCTCCAAAAACCACAACCTTGGTGATCAGCGGCAAAACTTACAGCACGTTTAGACCCACCGAGTGGTGTTTGATCGATTTGTTGGGGTTGTGTCTGGCTACTGTTTAGTGGATTACCTACAGTCGGCGCTCCAAATGGTAATGTGGGTGCACCAATCACACCGCCGTTGTTAGGATATATCATAATCTGTTGTTCTTGTTGTTATGCCGTTCTTTTTGACAAGGTATACGATTTCACCACCGATACAATACTTTTTACTTTCTTTACGGTGAGAAATAATATAAATTGATTCATTGTAATTATCTACACGTTCTTTGAGAATATCAAGTACTAAATCAATACCTTTTTCATCTAAGGAGGAGTCAAATAATTCGTCAAACATGCTTAAATTAATCCAAACATCAGCTTGTGCTCTACGGATGTCTTGAAAAGTAAACAGCATTGCAAGGTCGATAGCTTTACGTTCAGCACCAGAAAAATTAAAATAACTACATGCACTACCTCTTTCATTAGTAATGGTTTCTTCAAAGAATTCATCAA